TAATTTCTTTAAGAACTGTTCCGCCGATGATAGGTATTCTGGCTATTGATTTGCCTGGATCAGTATCATCTGACAATTCCTTTAGTGGATTTATATCTTCATACTTTAAACCACCTAAGTGTCTTTCCGGCTGTCCTATTGGAAGCAAAGCAGTAGCAGCTAACTTTGCCATACCACTTAAAGCGCTTCTGTAATCTGCTTTTTTGAAACCATCTCCTCTTATACTACTGATTAATCCTGTTACAGCATCTAATGCTTCTCCACCACCTACTAAAGTTAAAGCCGATAAAGGATTCCAAATTTTAGTCTCTAAGGTTGGATTCAATGCTTGTAAAACAGTTTGTTTCAACACAAAAGCTATACCATCAGAAGTATTAAACATAAATTTACCAATTCTAAATTTATCATTCAAACTTCTACTCATCAAACCTGTTATGCCTGGAGCGCCTCTTACGAAACCAGCGACAAGTTCAGATACAGGATTATCTCCTAATGAATCCATACCCCATTTATTACCTATATCTCTTAAAATCAATGGATGATTAAATTTACCAGGATCTGATACAGATCTGTATGATTTTGTTGAAACCTTTCCATTATCATCTATACCAGCGGGAACATTCTCGTATGTAAAGTAATCATCACTAAAATCATCATCATTATAACGAGACTTTAGTGTGCTTACTGAAAAGTCACCGCTAAAAGTGTTTGTGCTAATTCCACCATCATCGATATTAAAAGTAGGTAGATTTAAACTTAATTGACCACCTTCAAACCCATTTGGAATTGTATATTGTGGTTCAGAACCCGGCGTTTCATTAGAAGAGAATTGAGAGGTTCTGCCTGTTATCGGTGTTAATGTAGCAAATGGAGTTATTGTAGGAGATGTTATCACATCAGTTATAGAAGTTTCAGCCTCAATTTCACCATCTGAAGCAATTGCGTCTTGAATTCCTTGAGAGAGATTATTAAACTGACCATTCTGTATAGCTCCGTATCGAAAACCAACTCTCAATTCTCCAGCAGGAGATATATGAATTGATTTACCTGAATTTTCACCAAAGTATCTATCATATGCTGGACTAAAGACGCTTTGTGGATTCTGAGAAATTGGAAATGATTGATGTTCAAAGGATGTATTTATCAAGTCATTATAAACACCACGCTTTTTAAAATGATCTATAGAATGAGCTGATTGACCAGCAGTGCTTTTTAAGGGCGGCAAATTATACCCACCCCATTTTCCATCAGCATCAGCGATTTTATGTGCATTTGGAGTTGATGGAAAGCCGAAGTTATTTCCAGCCGGCTGATTAGTTATATAGTAAGTCCTATCATTAAATGTTTTGTCTCCTCTGATTGGAGCAGTCTTTGTGCCAAGAGTTTCTGAAAATGGATCAAACTTAAATTGACTCACGTGGTCAGCAATAGGAGTATCCATAAAAGGTGATTGAAATTGTGGTTGTGTTCTTACTCCTAATATATTATCATCTGATGAAATATAGCTTGGATTGGATAACCCTACGTTTCCAACTTCAGCATACTCACCCTGCGTTCCATATGCAGTCCTAGTCTTTTCATTACTTCTAGCTGCCTCTGGATATTTATTTCCAATAGTTCCTTCTGTAAATTTTTTATAACGAGACTCTAAGTCTACATTTGGAGTAAAACCGGTAGCACCACCTGAATTATCATCGAAGAAGTCCACCCCATCTTTAATCTGAGAATCGACTTTATCCGGAGATGTTAATCCGTATTTAAAATTTTCTAAGTTTTCTGATAATTCTTTGAGTGCCAATTTATATCTCCTACGATGTTAAGGCTTGTTCACCAGTTTTTCTAATTAATGTATTGATTCCTTCGTTTACTTTAGTTAATAGTTGATTTGTTGTTTTAATTAAGGCTGTATTATCTATCATAGCTCCGCCGGCGCCGCCTATTGCGCCTGCTACATTTGATTGTTGAGCTGCATTTAATACAACTTCACCAGGAGTTAACATAGCAGGTATTGTATCCGATGAACCAGGCGTTCCGCCATCTACACCAGCCATACCACCATCTTCAAATCCCATAGCAGTTTTACCCAAAGCAAACATACTCGCAATAGCTGCTAAAGCAACTGGTATTCCAAGAGGACCCAATATACTTGCTCCTGTGAATATAGGACCAACAGCACCTGCAAGTGAAGCACCTATTCCAGCTACTCTTGTAGCCAGCCCTTTAACTAAAGCAGTATTTTTACCCATTTCAAGAGCAAGAAGAACAGTTTGAATTCCTTGCATGCCCGCCATAGTAATCATCATCGCATGTTGCATATCCATTTGCTTTTTTTGAGTTTTTGCTTGGTCTTTTTGAATTTCAGCAGAAGTTTTCTCACCAGCAACCATATTAGCTAAGTCAGCAACATTCATTCCAAGCGATTTAGCTAAAGCTTGTCTTTGAACCACATTCATCGCATTGAACTCTGCTTCCGAACCTACATTCTTTAATATTTCTTTTTGTAACCCGTCAAAATCGCCAGCAAGTGATAATTGCCTAGCCTTATCTAAATTAAGATTTTTTCCTAACAAAACTTCAGCTTCCATCTCATTGGTGATAGAACTTTCAAAGTCTAATAAAGACTCAGCAATACCAGCTACGGTAGCCATATTCACACCGAGCTTTGCTGCTTGTATAGCTGCTAATCCGATGTTTTTTCCGCCATCCTTACCAAATTTAGCAAAGAGTTCGGTATCAGAAGCCATATCATTTAATACTTGCGCTGGAGCAACTCCTTCTGCTCTAGCTAATTCACCTACTGTGGATATAAGATTTAAATTTGTCTCTATGGAAGCAGTGCTTATAGCATCCATAGACTTTAGTAACTTAGCAGCATTATCTCCACTTATACCAAACTGACCTGTTATTAAACCTAATTGAGTAGATACTTCAAGAGTTACTACTGATAATGAACCAAATTCTCTAACCAACCCTTTTACAGCAGCCTCAGCTTCTTGTGAGTTACCACCGACAACTTTTGCAGCTGCACCGGCCGCTGCCATATTACCAGCTAACCTAGCCGAATCGATTGCTGATGTTCCTAATGATTGTCTTATGTCAAGCATTGAGCTAGCAAAGTCTGTTGCAATTTTAGCTGCTAATCCTAAAGCAGCTACACCCATAGCTTTAGGGCTACTTAAAAGTGCTGAAGCTTCTGATATTCTATCTCTAAAGTCATTAATTTTCTGTTGAGCTTGAGCTTCAATTTTTAATTTTTCTGTTAAATTTGGAGTATCTCTTAATGTATCTGCTAAATCATTAGCCATTTTATTCATTATACCAAAATCTTCAGTAGCTATTTTGCTAAGAACAGCCTCCAAATCCATCGAACCGCTGGCAACTCCTTCTAATAAATCAGCATAAGCACGAGTTTGCTTTACAGTCTCTTTATCAGCTTTACTCGCTCCCTCTCTTAAAACTTTTATTTGTTTGTCTAATCCTAATTCTTTATTAGCTGCACCTAAGACCGATTTTTTAATGTTAAGTATCTGCTTTTCTAAACTCAGAGTATCGGCCTCACTAGCAGCACGAGCTTTTGCATCAGCTATCTGTGACTCAACCTTTACCCTCTCAACATTAAGTCTATTTATTTCTTGAGTAGCTTTTTTGTAAGCTTGAGATTCTTTATTATGAGCCTCTAGAATTTCTTTTTGTTTTTGAAGTTCAGCCGTTATTCTTTGTTGTTCTCTGAGATCTGCCACAAGTTTAATCTATTTTTTTCAATTGTTTTAATACATCATCTGCAGAAGCGTCTAGTTTTCTTAAATTCTTTTCTAATTCGGGATTCTTTTTAAGCATGTTTTTAGCTAACTTATTCAATCTTTTTTCTTTCCATTTCTCAAAGAAATTAAATAACATACTATCTCTCTTAGCCATTACTACTCTCCGTGTATTGTTTTTGTGTGAATTGGTTCAATAATAAATATCAACTTTCTTATTTTTTGAAGTTTGGATGAGAGCTTTTATTCTTACGATTAGCCTTTTCCATCTCCTCATTTCTCTCTTTGTAGTGCTTAGAGAGCCTTTTAAAATAAAATTTTCGTAGGTAGATAGGCATGTTATACACTTCGGAAAATGAAAACATGCCCTGAGAATTAAAGCTTATTTGAAATAGTTGTTCGTGTATTTCTGTTTTGTAGCTAAGAGGAAGGCCAAAGAAACGTAACGGTCATAGGGACCGTAAACTCCTTTTCAGTTCCTTCTGAATCTATATATGTAGATGTCATATCAACATCAGGCATTATACGAGAGACTTCATTTCTGAAAGCCATAGAGTCTCGTGATAAAAATTCATTTTCTACAAAGGAATTTATACTAGCTCTTTTGCTATCACCATCTATAGAAACTATCTGATATTTTAAACGTGTAGTTAAATCATAACCAATACCATCTCCAATTTTTCTATATCCCTCTATTTCTTTTTCTATTTCTTTCTCATCGCCGGATGTAAGCAATTTAAATGTTAATTTTCTTTTAGTAGCAGGTAATTCAAAGTCAAATTCATTAACACCTTTAGATACCTTAGACTCATCTAACTTCTTATCTTTCAACTGAGTTAAATCAACCTCTATCTTTTGTCCATCATATTCTACACTATACTCTTTACCATATGCAAGAATACGAGCAGCTATAAGAACTGCGTTTTTATCTCCGATTAGTAAATCATCTATTTTGATTGATTTATCTATTACTAAAGATTCTAATAACTTCTCAATCACCACACCTTTTTTAATTAAATTTGCCGATGTGAGGATATCCTCTTCTCTTGCCGTCATATATTTTATTTCTATTTTACCACTAGATAAAGGACTATCTGTTGGATATAGTAATCCTTGTGACGGCAGATCCACTACTTCCGTAGGGAATTTAACTTCTGCCATATTTTACTCCTATTGATTTATCTTAACTATAACTATTTTTTACCAAACTTTTCAGCAGCTGTAACTCCTAAACCGACAACGGTTATATACATAAAGCATTCTAATATCTTATCCTTAACCTCAAATGCTGTGAATGTATCTGCACCCCAACAACATATTAGCATAAAAAAAGAAGCGAAGCCAACAAATCTTTTTGAAGATATTTTGGCATCGCTTGATAACATTTCTTTTATAAATTGCATTCTGAACCTCTTAGAATTGTAAGATAGCGTAATCGTATCTTAGTGTTAGTGTTATGTCATTAGGTTCATTTGAATCCCAAGCCATATCACCGAAATTAGCAGATTGTATCATAGCACCTTTTAGTGTCCATTCCTCAACCTTATCACCTACGGGACCTAATACATTGAAAGTAATGTCTTTCTTATAGAAGTCTGAATACCCATCCCTACCGGTAACAGATTCTTTATGTAATCTTACCCATTCCATAACGGCTTGTGCGCCAGATGGAACAATTGGATCATAAAGAGTAACTTCTAAAGTATCCCAACTTCCCTTTCCTTTAACATATCTTTTTACATTGATATGATTTAATTCTATTTCATCAAATGTTATAGATGGTCTTGAAGCCGTTTTTATTAAATATGCAGGTATCCCCTCAATATACATAATGAACCTATTCTTAACCTTTGGTTCAAAAGGAGTGAACATTATTTCGGAAGGATCTATTAAATCTGGCATTACAGTTCTCCTGTTAGTATTTTAATTCTCATATATAAATATAAACATTTTAAAAAATCGTTACGATATAATACCTTATTATTTCATAGTTTTTTCATAGTTTTACAGGTAATAAAAAAGGGGAGCGTTAAACTCCCCTTTAGTATTGATGTATTAGTTATTATGCAATTGTTGGAACATTTCCCACAGCGTCAAGAATTAACTCACCCGTAATAATCCATTGTCCTGCTACTCCACAGTAACAATTTAACTCAGAGCCGATATTTATATCGTCTACAAGTGTAATTGCAGTTGTGCCATCTGTTACTGAAACAACATCACCATCACCAGCAGCATTTCCTGCGACTCTAGTATTAATAGTGCCTACAAAGTCATCAGAACCTGCACAGGTTAATACCCTATCGGATGTTGCTTGTTCAAGTTCCCATAAGACTTTTAAGTGTCTACCTTTTGTTGCAGCTGGCATCGTTATAACTCTTGATGAACCACCTATATGTGCAAAGATTAAAAGGCTAGTTGTAGGTAAAATTGTTAATATTGCATCTGCTGCATGTCGTTGAATCCCTGTGTGAAGAGGTGCTGCACTAAATGTGTTTACAGCACTAAATGTGTTTGCATCATCTACAGATACTATATCTTGATCGATTGCTGCTAAACCTGGATATAACTCCCTTGAAAGTTTAGCTAAAGATTTTCTAGTTCCCATTATGTTTCTCCTAATTTAATTTAAGTTCTACTCAAATTAGTTATTAATTATTATTGAACCTTTTTTGTGTTAAGACATTGATGAACTACTGATCCTAACGATTCAATTTCTTCTCATCGTATATAAATATCAATAAAACAAAAAACCCCACTATAAAAATGGGGCTTTTCGCACTTTGTATGTGAATTTACTGATTATTCAGGAAAAGCAGCGCCTGTCGGCAATACTGAGAAGTCCAAAATAATAAATTCAGCTGTTCTTGTAGGTTGAATGAAGATTTGACCAACCATCTGATTTCTATCGATAACATCAGGTGTATTGTTCGTATCATCCATTACAACTTTGAATGCACTTAATCCACTATTGGATTGAACTGATTCTAAGAACGGATTCACAATGTTTAAGAATCTACTTCTTGTAGATGAGTTATTCTGTTCAAATACTAAGTATCTTGAAGAACTCGCAATAAATTTCTTCAATCTGATTAGTAATCTACGAACATTAATCCTATCTAAAGCAGATGGCTTAGCCTGTAGTGTTTTTTGTCCAAACACTACAACTCCTTGACCAGGAAATGTTGCAATTGGATTAACCCTACCCTCATAAAGAGTATCTCTATCAGTATGAGTAAGTTTCTTTTTAGCTATCCTAACTGAAGTTAAACCACCACGATTCAATCCAGCAGGAGCAAACCATTCGTGAGCTACACTATCTGTGAAAGCAATCACACCAGGTATAACTACTGATGGCGGCACCCACTCTCCCTTTCCTGTATCGGGACTAGCAATCTTAACCCACGGAAAGTAAGTAGCTACATAGTTTGTATCTAATGTTTGAACATTAGCAACGGCAGTATCTACTGTATCATCCCACTTAGCAGAATCCATAACATAGAAAGCATCAGCTCTCGCCTCTATCTTATCTATAGCATGATTCGTAACAGATGGGTGCAGTGAATGAATAATGCCTGGTGTTACCAACATATTAATATCAATTTCATCAGGATTACTTATAGTATTAATAGCTTTTTTATAAGCAACTGAACCACTTTTTGATGAAGCACTACAATCAAATCCCATTACATTAGCAGCGGTTATATCACCACCTGTATTAGGTGTAATTGCTGGAGACTTTCCATCAAAACCATGTTGCATTGGAACAGCAAACTTCAACTGAACCTTTGGAGATGATGTTGTAAGCTTTGAAGCGGCGAGAACAAATCCAGAATATTTAGCTATCTGATCTGCAGCATCACCCTGCGCTCTACCAGCAGCTGCTGGAGTGTTATGTCCGTTAATACCTTCTGAACCACCAGAACTACCAAATCCATACATATTTGTCAATAGGAAATTGGTATTAATACCTGTAGTAGCGCCTGACGGAATAGCAGATTGATATTGCTGATTAAGAGAACAACTTATTGTATGAAAATATGTTTCATCTATTTTAAATCCATAAGGAACATCTGGATTGTATACAAGCGGCGTTGTGTCTTTTGCCTGAATACTTGAAGTTGTTACAAATGGAACAGTCCTAGTAGTCGCAACCGGATTATATGGAGCAGCATATCCCATAGTCATAAGACTCTTATTACCAGTAAATGTTTTTTCATCATAATCACCAAGTCTGATATATTGCGATTGATTAGCATAATCACCATTTAAAGTTACTTCGCCAGCAGCGCTTACAGTATTGAATTGATCTCCAATTACTTTTGGAGCGTAGTTAGATGAATCAGGATCAAAATTTAGTCTTGTAAAAGTTTCCAATGGAGAAGCCTTACCAGCACTAACTCTTGATACTGTAAGTGTGAATTGAGCATAATCCGGACTTGAATTACCATTTAATGGTCTGGTAACATCAGAAATTGTTACAATGTTTTGATTTCCTTCGATACCATCTATTCTGTTGTAAACCCTAAATAATTCTGTGCTATCTTGCGCAATTATAAAAGGTGTTCTAGCAGCAGCAGCATCTGAGTTTCCAGTAATGGTAGATTTATAAGTTGTAGAATTTACTGTTTCTGTTCCACTATTGAAATTCAATCCACTGGTCACCGACTCTAATGATACGGGAGTGGCTGCAGCTCCAAAGTTTCTAATTAAATCTACTACCGATTGGTCACTAAAGTTTCTATACATATAACCAGCAGTTGTAACGTTACCGAGCTTTGGAGTCAAAGCATCATCATGAACAGCGTTTTCTAAAGTTAAGCCAGTTCCACTATGAATCGAAGTAGCACCTAAACTAGCTTCAACAGAAACACCACTTCCGGTTAACCCCATAGTAAAACCATCTACTATTGGTGTAGCAGCAAGAGAACCAGTAATAGTTCCTGCGCCTGACGAATTTTGTGCGGATGGTGCAAATGTTGCTACAACATGACCATTCGATATAACATTCATACTATCAGCTTTATAACCACCGATATATCCAACCTTAACGATTGTTACTGATGCTGCGTTTCCTCTAAAATATTCTTGAACTGCATATGGTGTATAGTAATCCGTAGTGTAAGATCCAAACTTCGTTTCAAAGTCTGCAAAGCTTGTTACTACTGTTGGAACAAATGAAGGACCTTCTTTTGTTGGTCCGACTATAGCTGCTCCAATTTCTCCTATACCTGCAGGTAAGAAAGATAGATCCCTTTCTCTGGTAAAGACACCAGGACTGACAATTCTTTCTGCCATTAGATTTCTCCTAAGTTAAATTAAATAAAATTTTGGTTATATATAAATATAACTTAAAATTCCCAAATACAGTTACTGAGGAATTTATTTTTTACTATTTATTACTTATCTTCCTCTTCGGAAACTTCTTCTGTTGGTGTAAATACTCCTGTTTGTGGATCTAATGTGCCTGGTCCATATTTTTCATTCAATTCCGATACTAAAGACCGTTCTGAATTTTGGTTATCAATATAATCAGCTTCTAATTTAGCTTCAGCTTCTTCAAGATTAGCTTTCTGTTGATCTAATAGAATTTTTTGGACACGAATTTGACCAAATCCCATTTGAACTGATTGATATTTTTGACTAAGCTCATTTAATGATGTTATATCCTCTTCGGTGAATTTAATTTCAGCCATAATTTTAACTCCTTATGTTTATTTTGATATATATCTTTTTTACAAATTTTATAACTTTATTATATATCTATTGATATAAATAGAACTTTTTTTTACTAAAGTGTATTTTTTATTTACTAATTTATATAATTAATCTATTTGTTTTGTATTACTCCACTCTACATCGATATTTTTTTTAGTTTCCCACCACTTCTGTAAGCCTTTTGATATTTTCTCTTTGTGTTGAATGGTTTTTGGCTGTTTCATCTTTTCAATCGTATTTAAGGCTAACTTTCTGTCCATTTGAGCACACGATTTACAGACTGTATTGTTACCTACTGCTCTATCAAAAGCATCTTTTCTGGTATAATAGATTAATCTATTACAATCAGGACATTTTCTATTTTTTCTATCCTTCCAATGGCGTTTTCTCATAATAATAAATATAAGAAAATAGTAAAAGAAAAGTGGAACTATTGTCTTTTTACGAATTAAATTTACCCATAGTAACCACTTCATCGGTATAAGCATCTAAAGAATATCCTAAAGATGAAGTATTAACATTCAAAGCAAAGATAGAGCTATTTTGTTGAATTGAAAGAGCATCCGGCTCCATCAACATTCCATTAATCCAAAAATAAAAATCGTTCATATTAGTAGCTTTTAACCTAAAATCATCAGATGCAGTTACGGCAGTGAAATGAACTGTATCTCCGCTTTGTATACTTCCTGTATGAACAAAATTCTTTCTTAAATGTTTATAGTTATGTATACTATCCAAATAGTTACGAGCGGTAAATTCGCTAACCAAGCTACTACTACTTTCTCCATAAGCTAATCCCATTTCTCTAAAAGAGGATGTTACATAAGCAATTGTCTTTACCCAAGGCTTTTGAGAAAAGTCATCGATGGTATAATTATTAAAAGTAAAAGTGCTGTATTTAATATCGCCTGTCTGTTCTCCAGTCATAGAGAATGATCCGGATACTCCGTGGACATCATCGTTGGTATCACCAAACAATGTCGATCCGCTTCTAAATATTGCTGATGAGGTTACTCCACCATGAAGCACTATGAGATTTTTAGAGGATACCTTACCACCAACGAATAAACCAGCAGTTGGCGAGGGATTATAACCCTTTATCATACTAAAATCACCTGATATAACTAAGTCATGATACATATCGCCTGATCCTGATATACCATGATAATGTAAAATTATATGTCTATCTTTTGTTCCAATAGTAACTGCTTTGCTTGAATTACCGCTGGCAGAAACTTGGTTGAATACAGGAGAAGCAGTAGGGTCTACTGCCTGTGCAATTTTAAAGTTTGTATTTGAATCGTCTGATACATCGCCCATTGAAAAACTATCTGTTCGTATTCCATTGAGACTACCAGTTACCCCCAGTCCCATTTCAAAGGTTAATGGCTTTTTAAATACTATGGACATTATTAACTATTAAACTTTCCGAAAGATACTATTTCATCATCAGCCTCTAAGCTATAACCTATACTACCAGTATCTACTTGTAGATGGAGCGTAGAACCATTCTGCTTTAATGATATAGCATCGTGTTCCATATATTGACCATTAATAAAAAATATGAAATCATTTTCGGTGGTTGATGTATAGCCAGTTGGAGCTGAAGCGGTAACAGCACTAAAGCTTGCAGTATTCACTCCTACTATACCACTAGATATCTTGTAGAAATTTTTTCTAAGATAATTAATTATAGCAACATCTCTAGTATAATTAGAGCCTGTAAATTGAGTTAAAGCATTTTCAGTTATTAGCTTATGAGGTGAAGCGCTAGATGTTATAAGTCCACCATCATTTTCTATCTTAGTAACAGTGGTTTGATTTAATGTAAATGTTGAACCTGTGACTGATAAGCTACCTGTAAATCTGTGTCTATCATCTAAAGAGTCACCAAATTTTGTAGAACCGCTAGATAAAAGAAATGAAGATGAAACAATTTTTGTATGGTAGTCTGAAACCGTTAACGTTCCTGCTATAATTGCATCACCACTAATAGACATATCACCGCCAACATTCCAAGAACCGGTTACATGCATACTACCACTAATAAAGTTATGACCAAATGTAGTTGGGTTACCAAGAACTAACTGACCAACTGATAGTTCGTTGAATGTAACATCCGATGTTGTAGATATATGCTGACCTAATGATAAGGTATTGGTAACCGGAGTAGAACCATCAAAGCCAACTGCAGAATCAGAGGTTATAGATATACCTTCACCACCTACAAATTTCAATGGAAAAGTTGTAGATAAAGCAAAGTTTGGATTTACAGGCGGAGCTGATGTCTTTCCTTTAGCTTTTTCTAATTCATCGGGTGTGTATGTTGTATCTAAATTAAAAATTACTCTTTTAGGAGAAAATGATTTTTCAGTTGTTACTTTATTATTGAATTCATCAGGAATCAAATAGCCGTTTAGAGTTACACTAAATGTAGTCTTAATAATTCTTTCTTGGTTAATATTTATTTCACTAGCATCCGTATAATTATCTATCTGTGTTCTGAATTTAAACTTACCATCTTCTCCCCAATAAGCGCCTTCGCTATAAACTAATTTTTCTACTATAGAGTTCATTTGTTCTGTATATGATGTCCATACAACAAAGTCATAACTTAGCTTTACATAATCAGGAACTGCCACTTTATATAATTCTTTTGATTTATTTAATCCTTGTTGAACCGAAAATTTATCGTATCTATTTACATTACTATATTTTTTCTGAAAGCTATAGAACAATTGTGGATCTTGTGGGTTGAATTTATCAACAGACATACCAGCATCTTTTTCAATAGAAGTTCTTTTGAAAGCAATAAGCGGAATAACTAATTGTTGTTTATTATCGTAGAGAAATCCATTTTTTTGAACTTGATTCCACCTTTCAGGATTAGCATACATAATTGGAACTTTTACTAATGAACCATTTTCTGAAACTCGTGGTTTGATAATATTGTTAAAATAAAACATTATGGTTGAATCAATATCCATTAATCCAATCGATATATTTTTTACCTTATCATTATTTCTAGACCTTTTTAAACCACGATTTATAGGTTTTCTTCTATTTCTTGGTAACGGTTTGTCTCGTGCCATTAAATGCTCCTAACTCTTTCTATCTGTATAGAACTCTTTCTTATTAAGAAAGTGGTTGCTATAACCGAATAGTTCTGGTCAAATTGACCACCTATTAACTGATTTTCGTTTATAGAACCAACCTCAAAATATCCATAGTTCCAATCTATTAAATCACCAATCTCTAATACCATTGAAGCTTCTATAAAAGATTGTCGTAGAAATGAAAATTTTGCTGATTGATTGTTATTAACTCCAAAATCATCTTGATTGAAGTCAAAGTCATCAGCTTCTATCAATGCATTCATTTGAACTCCATTCTTATATAACTTCTTACCACCAGCGCTTTCACCATACATATTAGTAGCAGATTCTTGCAGCGATGGTTTATATATAACACATTCCTGATTTATAATACCATCTTTATTATTTTGTTTATCCCCTACCAATTCTTTAGTTACTCTCGTAATTAAATCCACATCACTTTGAGGTAAAAATCTGCCAGCCATATTATTATCCTATTTTAACCAATGAAAATTGGTATTGGAACTTTATTTAATTTCTCATTTAGAAATTCAGCTTCATCTTTGTCAGCCTCTAAAAGAGCTTTTCTACTCATTTGGTCTAACATTTCTCTGAGCTGAGTTACTAATGTTTCTTTTTCAGTTTGAGCTTCTGTTCTTAGTGTATCGCCATCTAATGTTGTTTCAGCACCAGGTATTGGAAGTGAAGCATATTTACTTCTTATTGTTCCTAATAATTCTTTACAAAGAGCTAATCCATATTTCTTAATCCATTGTTTTCCAACTTCATTGATATTAGCAAATGCCATATTATTGAAAGGAGCATTTGAAAAATCTGTTATCACACCATCTGATGTTCCTTGCAGTGTATTGTTTCTATCTTTCTTTACTATATAGTCAAAGTGAAGTGTGTAAGTGCTTGTAGGGTTAGGAAAAATCCTTAATTTATTATTTCTTAATTCAAATGAGTAAGCAGACTTTCTTATCTGGTCATTAAACTCTATAGCCTGAACCTTTAGTAAATCAGCATATATAGGCATCATCATAAATGAAACACCTGGAGAATAATTTCCCCATCCGAATGAGTCTAGCATATTATAAGAACCATCGCCTGTCCCAGCATAAGGATCAAAATATCTGGTTATTGCGGGAGTGCCTTCGTAGTGAATCTTTCTGATTTCTATGTCATCACCACCTTCTTTTACATCAGCATAAAGAACATCTAAATCATAAACCTGAGAACCACTTGATATTTCTATTGAGCCTGTCTTAAAGTCTACTGTCCCACCAACACCAGCTTCTGAACCATATTGGTCTGCTAATTGTATAACTCTTCCTAATGTTGGAGTTAGTTTTCTATGTGTTAAATCTGTTTTTGTATCACCAGAGCCTGTTTCTTGTCCTTGCAATGCTAGCATATTATCTCTGATATTAAATTGATTGACTTGTGCTGAGTATTCTGTAATAGCTTCTTCATAACAAGCATAAAATTGTTCCTTTTGTAATTCTACTGCTACTATAGGATACCCTAACCTTTTAGCAGACCAATCAGCAAACTTATCTACGGAATGAGAGCCAGTCCCAAATTGCGCATCCGTATCATAAAATCCATATGGCGTATCACCAGATGAAAATGAACTACTTCCTGCCCAAACTATTTCCATTATATTCTCCTAAAAAAAGATGTATTTATTCATTAATAAATATAAGATATACAAAAAAAGGGAAGATTTCTCTTCCCTTTTTAAGTTATTTAATTAATTAAAAAATTAATTAAACTTGGTCGATATCAGTAACGATAACTTTTCCGTAGAATTCGTTACGAACCATCTTCTTAGCATAACGAGTCATAACACCTTTACGTGGAGTAAAGTTCTTAGGATCGTATACTAATGGAGTCATAATCATCGGAACATATGGAGCATAGACAGCACCAGTTTCTAAGAAATTACTTCCTCTGAAACCCATAAGGATACTATTGTCCAACATGTAAGGATTCTTATAAACAGTGAAACGATTATTAATCGATCCAATTGCTTCGACACCCATTGAATAGGTTTTTCCTGCGCCATCAGCACTAGCAACATATCCACTTACTGATTCTAAAATTGTTGCAACTTCCGGAGAAACGACAGCAAAGTTAGCACCACCACGTAGTGTTTTCTGATGTATAGCGTTAGAAACAGACTGCATCTTAATACCTAATGTCTGAAACCATTGAGATTTCGTATAAGCATTAGAAGCACCACTAATCTGTGAAAAAGCACCTGCGCCTGTTCCAGAACCATCATACTCATAGCCAACTTTAGCTGACCAGTATTGTGTTTTAGCACTAGCGTTTAGCTTTAACATATCTAGGATTTCTAAATCGATTTCCATAGCGATATATTCACTAAGCATAGCAGTTAATTCAGCTTCAGCATCAACAGAATGATAAGCGTTAAGATCTTGAGCAAGCTCAGGAGTCCAAACAGCTTTCAACTTACGAGTTTTAGCAACGATAGCTTCACTCTTTAGTTGAATATCAATTTCTGGAATGTTGATATCAGTTTCAGGATTAGCAGCTGAGGCAGCTGAAGAAGCTTCAAAATCACCACGATCTGTAGCAACTGGCTGCTGATGATAATTAACAGAAGCAGTAGCTGCTGTATTTGTGATAACTGCAGGAGCAACTTCGCCTGTTAATACAAAGAAACTAACATCACCATTAGAAGCAACAGTTGTGTATGCAGGATAGACAGCATCTATGAAAGAACCGCTGATTTCAAAGGCTTTAACACCTTCTTTATCATGACGAGTAAAAGCGTCATTATCAACAGTTATCTTTCTAATAAGACCACCGTGAACTGAAGCACTTAAATCTGGCTCAAATTCTACATCTTTCCAAGTAGCTGTAGCAGCAGTAAATTGTCCTGAAGCAACAGAACCTGATAACTGTTTAGCAGTTACTTTGTCGTTAATTGAATATCCAGATTTACCTGAACCATACAAACCACCACTAGCATCAACATTAGATCCAGAAGTATTACCAAATACATCTGTTCCATCTGCGATATTAGCTTGGTTAGCTGTTCCATACTTAAAATCTAGAAAGAAAATTAGACCTGAAGGTAGATTCATTGGCTGGACACTAACAAACTCTTGTGCTGATAATTCACCAAAGATTCTACGAACCAATGGTAAAGCAACACCAGACCATTCTTCTTTAGATCCACCAGTGCCTGTCGCTGAAGCTTCTTTAATAAGCTGCGTTGCCTGGTTTTCTAAAAGAACAGCCATTCCTGTTTTCTTAGTGGAGTCCTCAATACCATCTAACAATCCGGTTGGCTCCCATTTGCCGACTAATTTACGAGTCTGCTTTAGAAGCTCCTGATGTGGGTTATGTCCGCCCATTACATCATTTACGTTGTTAAAGTTTGACATTATATGTCTCCCAATTAGATAAGGTTAGCTAATTTCTTAAACCTATCTCTCAACTCTGTGCTTTCAGAAATTACTTTCTTTTCAGACTTTGTTGAAGCGACTGGCTTAGAAGCAGCTCCCTTAGATTCATTAATATTATTTCTAGCAGTTACAAACGATTCACCAAGTGTAGAATACACTAACTTGACTTCACGTAGACTAGCTGCTCTATCGAATTGCTCAACGACTTTCATCTTCTGTTCATTGTTCAAACCATACTTTCTGAATAGTTTGTTTGTGAATAAAAGTTTAGCATTTAGCAAATTGACTTCATTAAGCTTTCCACGAAGTGTTTCGATTACGGAACGATGTTCAGCAAGATCAGATTTTAGTTCGGAAACTTCATCCATTTCTTTTTCTTCATCTTCTTCCTCAGAAAGAGCTTTAAGAACTTCATCAAGATCGATATCTTCATCCATCTCATCTTCATCCTTTTCTTCTCCCTCTTTGAGTTTAGCACCCTGAGGATCTTCTTCATCAGAAGAAGAAGCAAGCTTTACGCCAGTTCCTTTTCCAATTCCTGAAGATGTAGATTGTTCTTCAACTTCTTCCTTATCATCATCTTCTTCGCCTTCTTCAAGCTCAGACTCTAACTCTTTAATTACAGATTCTAAATCAAGATCTTCTTCCATATCTTCATCTTCATCATGAATTTCATCCATCTCATCATCTTCTTCTTCTTCAGAAACGACAGGCGCATACTTCACACCATCGATTTCAATGATACCTTCCATTGGCTCTTCTTCATCATCCATTTCTGGTTCGCCCATTGGCTCTTCTGAAGCTTCATCTGACGGATCTTCATCTTCATCATTCATAGCTCTTTCTTCCATCTCGTCATCATCACCTCTTTCTTCTAAATCGTCATCTTCATCTTCGATTTCGTTTTGGATTTTTTGTGAGAGCATATTCTGTAATCTTGGAGTAAAAGCCTCTTCTAAAGCCATTTTTGCATTTTCTAAAGCAGTCTCACGGACAGCTTTTGCGTCAGCAATTGCTTCTTTTAAGAGATCATCCATTATTATTCTCCTATTTAGGATTTAGTATAGTTATTGGGAACTATAATAGAATTATTATATTTCGATTACACCGTATGCAATAGGAACGGTGTGTTTAGTTTTGATATATATAAATATAACGAATTAAAATTTTCTTCCTCTTTTTCGACTATCTTCTTCCATTAGTTTTATTTTCTTCCAATGGTTACGAGCTTTTGCTTTGTTCTTAATCTCTTTTTTAATAGCAGATGGTTTTTTGTAAAACTCTCTTTCTCTCAGCTCATACATCATATTTGAGTCTTTTACTTTTCTTTTAAATATGCTGATAGCTTTCTCAACATTATTATTCTTTACTACAACTTTTATTGACATATTTACCTCTTATTTTAACATATTTCTTAAATTTTTCTATTATAGTATGATAGTATGATACAACTTACCCGCTAAAGCTATTTCAGCACCAAATTTACGATTCCAAATAGTTCTGTAAGCATCTTTCATTCTTTTTATTGCAGCCTTTGATGGTTTAGAAGCAACAGCATCTGCTATTTTTTGAAATTTTTTAAGTTCCGATTGGAATGTTTTAATTTTAGCAGCTGCGCCATCAGCCTTTGGGTGTGGTTTATATTTATGTGTTATACCTAATTTAATAGAATTTTTAAGTGGCTTTTCAAAAGCCCTCATTATCTCTTTAGGGTCTTTACCATCTTGAATCACTAACTCATATATATGATCAACATTATTATGGATTGCCTGAGCAAGTCTCACACCACCCTCATCTTTTGCTTCCCTGTAACCCTCATTTATTAAGTCTTTTAATTTTAACATACCATACTCCTTTGCTTCGTTTTTCGCTTTGTAATTTCTATCAACATAATCGTAGAAATCTTTTTCATCTTCAGGCTTTAAATCTTTTGGAGAACTGATACCAAACTTCTTCATAGCCTTCTTAAAAAATTGTTTGTAATCATCGCCTTCTCTGAATAACATATCCTTACCTTCATTAGCTTCACTATCCTCGTCGTCATGACCAGGAACATGCTTTTCACCAATTGTGTAATATCTACTTAAAATATTCCCCATATCTTCATACAAACCGCTCATTCTTTCCTGTAAGGAATTAGCTTCTTTAGCAACTTTACCAAATTGTCCTGAAAGACCTTTTAATTCTTTCATATTACGACTAATTGTAACTTTGTCGAACATATCATCGGCTTCAGATAAAGTGTGCTGTGCAGCACCTTCAGCAATCGATGATAGTGATTCTGCGACTTCCTTCAAACTACCTTTACCATAAATATTTTCACCTAAAGAACTGAAATTATTAATCTTACTAACCAATTCTTTAACATCAATTTGTGGTGTATCATCATCTTCCTTTAACCAAGGATTATGAGATACCATTCCGCCAGCAGCAGATACTTCTTTTAATAAATCTTTTAATTTAATCTTTGCCATAATATTATTCTCCTTAGATATAAATATCTACTTTCCTAATTTTATTTCTGAAATTTATCTTCTAAACCATCTTTACCATCTAAGTAATTATATACACTCTGTAGATAGTCCATAGATTTAGTTAGTTTAGATTGAACCCAAGCCGGTATTTCTACCTCGCCATCTTTACCTACATTATCAATTATTTTGTAAATCATCTTAGAATATTTCATAGAGCGTTCTAATTGAGCCTTAGCCATCTTACCTTCGTGATCATCAGCTTCATTTACAGACTCTACTTTGAACGGTGGTCTATCTTTATCCGTATAGACTTTACCTAATTCTAAATCTTCTAATATATCTTTTATCTTAATCATTTATTTCTTTATAACTTTGAAAGCAATATTCTGCATTTTCAGTATTGGTAGTTTAGAAAATTTCTTTTTATTTGATGCATTGATAGCGTCATATACTTGAGTTATAGCAGATGCTGTATAACTATCCATTTTCATTTTTTTACCAGAAACAGGATCTTTTACATTAGAGTATCCTTTCTTTAGAACACCTCTTATTTGAGCTATCACATCCGGATCTTTAGCTTCATTTACAGATTCACCAGCATACTGCCTTTTATAAAAATCTGCATCTGCTTTAGATTGTTTCTTTGGTTCTTCTTTTTTCTTCTTAGAAAACTTATCCTTTAATCTTTGAAATATACTCTTAGCTTTCTTATGATTTGGATTATCTTTATTCTTTAAAGCACTAGCTGCAGATACATCCTTACCTGTTTTAGGATTTTTCATTTTAATTTTTGTCATCGCTGTCGCAGCTGCCATAGCTGCTGGATTTTCGTTTAACTTACCCTCTTTCTTTAAACGACTTTTTTCAGCTCGTCCTCTATTTTTTGATTCTTTTTCAAATCCCACAATTTTTCCTCCCTTATGAGAAGCGTCTTTACCATCACCGTTTCCATAAGTTCCTTTCTTACGATTATACTTATTTAATTCTGCCCTATACTTTTTAGACTTCGTAGAAGATTGAAATTTCTTATACTCTGCTTTATAGTCTCTTTTAACAGCCTCACCTAAACTAGAAAGTCCTACAAGTGCTATAGCTTTACTTCTCGGAGTTGAATTCCTGTATGTTTTATTTACATACTTTAAATTCTTTTTAATCATAGCTGCAGCATCCTTTCCGCTATTTCCATATTTGAGAAGAAGTTGATATATCTTCTTCAATTCAGAATTTACTTTTTCACTTACTTTTTTTGGTAAATCATCGTGTTTTGTTTTAGCATACTTTTTAACACTACTCTTCTTCATAGACTTAGCAGCCTTCTGAGCTGCTTTTGAAAATTTGCCAGCAGGTGCTTCTCCCTTTTGTATAGCCCTAACAATACCCATAAACTTTTGTTGTTGTTTGGACTTAGATGGCATTTAGCCTCTCATTATATCGTTAATTACTGCTTCAACCTTACCATACTTAGTATCACGAACAGCAGAATGACTTATATTCTCATTTACTCCGCCGGTTGGATACATAAAAGCACCATGCGTAGATGGATTTGATACGAAGTCAAATGCAATTAGTTCAAAATCATCTTGCACTTCTTGAGCTCCACTTTCATTTACAGATTCAACAGAACCCATACCACGAGAACTAATACCCAATCTAATACCCGATTTAAATAATTCTTTTAGGATGTTACCGCTTGGAGTTGGAAGAACTTCTACTGTTCCAATCAAATCGTCACCATTCCAATTCATCTCTGTAATATTATGCGATACGTTGGATAGGTTTACAACAGAAGATTCAGGATGGTCTAACTCGCCCATAGCCCTTTTCTGTCCAATGAAGTTTTCAAAATACTTCTTAGCTTCACGCATTAGTATTTCTCTTGGATAAACCCTTCCATTTTGATTCTTAGTGTCTGCTCTCTGCAAAACACCTTTAACAACTAACTTTCCGTTGTTTTCTTTCATAGCCTCAGTTATCTGATCGGCCTGTATATCAAATGGTAGATAATCTACTATTAATTGTTTCATTTTCTACTCCTAAATATTCTATCATAATTTTCTTTTAGAGGATGTTTCTTTGATTCCTTTATTGGTTTATATTTTACACCATTAATAACTTTGGTTTCATTCTTATCGCCGCCCTTTACAATGGATTCTATATCGCCTTTTAAATCAAATACAGTTTTATCACCTTCACCATTCATAGCTTTTTTTATTTGTTCATCATCAAGCACTTTTTTGAGTGCTTCATCTCCTTCCTCTTTACTGTCGAAATAAATTGGAGCATTTCCTGCGCCTAATTCTATAGCATATTGAGCACCATCAGTCATATTTCCATCATTATCATAATTTGGAGCTGCATGAAATCCTACATAGTTATCGGGATCGTCATCTTTACCAATCAAATTATGAATCTCTCCACCGTGGTTTGCCTCTTCTGAACCAACTGTTAGTCCTCTATCCTTTGCAATGCTATTCAACTCATTTTCAATTTTTTCATTTTCTTTTTCTGATGCATTTTTTTCGTCATCTTCATCATATTCATCATCATCATATTCATCTTCATCAGCCTCATCGTCAGCTGCTCTATTTGCATCTCTATCAAAATCACCACCGCCTAATTTACCACCAGAATCCTTTTCACTATCATCACCATCGTCCTGCATCTTATCATATGATATCTTGGCTGGATGATCTTTAGGCATAGTTTTAGCAGAACCGGCTTTCATTTCACCAGGCTCACCATCTTTGGTTTTATATTTAATGATTTTTTCATCATCTACATCAGCTTCATTGATAAACTCCGCCATCATTCTTTTATAGGATTTTAGTATTTTCATTAGTCTTTCTCCATCATAATTTCGGTTCTGAGACTTTCCAATTGTTCTATCCATTGACCAAGTCTCTTTAACATATAATTCTTCGTTACATCCTTTCTTTGTATCTCTATCTGCCATCGTTTTAACAATGTAGAAATACTAAAAAGAGTGTCCATATAGGACTTCTTTTTATCTTCAAACGGCATAGTGACCTCGGTTACTGTAACTGACCTACTTTATTCGCTAGTTTAACTAACCTCTCACTTATTTTATTTAAAGCCTTGTGTGTATTTTTCCAATATGACTGTGAATTAACTTTTAATTCATTTTTTAACTTAACGTTCATCTTAACAAGTCCTTCTAAATGCTGTAAACCATCACGCACCTCTCTCATTGAACGACCAATTTTTTGCTTTGGAGTCATTGACTCATCATTTCTGTAGTTGTGATACTTGCCTTCCTTAACTACATCATATCCTGTAGAATTGGTGGAAATTTTCTTTTTCTTTTTCTTACCTTTAGCAGATTTGCCAGTAAATGCATATGGTGTCTGATAACCTGGCGTAGCAGCAGAAGTGCTAGCCTCACCAAGCTCTTTTTTGATTAACTCTCTGATAATTTCTTTGAGTTTATCCATTTTAGACATTCTTTAGCTCCTTAACTAACTCATAATATCTCATAAGGGTAACCACCTGTTTATCTTCGACTATTCTACCTTTCATTAGCGTATCTGCTTGATTAACAGCTTCATTAAGCTTAATCTTAGTGATTTTATCGTCAACTGTAGGTAGAATTGATTGGAGTTTTTTCTTTACCTTTACAGTTTCAGTTTCTATGAATTCTTTAAGAGAATTAGTGTTAGAAATGTTGTTTATGTATTCTTTTAGGAGCTTTTTCTGTTCACCGCTCAAAGAATTATACTTTTTATTAAATTTTTCGACTAAGATGCCATAAGCAAGCAATCTTAAATCTTTTTCTTGCTTTCTATACCCTTCAACAAGCTCTTTCTCTTTTACTTTAGTAGAAATATTCTTTCTTGTGATGTGTTCTACAATGGTAAAACGATTTTGTGTTTTAATAGTTGGTTTGTCGGAATTGTTATTTTCAAATAATTTATAGATGGAAGCACTTACCTTATAATTTGATATTCTAGCCATAAAAAAATCATTTACTTCGTAATTCTTTTTTATTTCTTTGATTAAATTATACTTTTCTCTTCTCAGAGATGCGCTATTCAACTTTTGATGTGCTGTTACTACAGCGTCAACTAAATGATTAGCCTTTGATTCTGATTTATAGTTTTCAGTAGTTAATACCTTATACAAATCATACTCTTTTCCTAATTGAGTATTCTTATTAAAAAAAGTTTTTAAAATATTAGCAGCCTCTGCGTTTTTATTATTATTTAATACATCTACAGTTATCTGACGTGTTAATAATTCAAACAATATACCTGTGTTTCGTATTTTCGAGTGCTTTGTCTGTGAACTCATATTAAACTCCAATTTATACAATTCTTCATATATAAATATACGATTAATTAATTTTTATCATTATTAAGTGAAGAAACTTCTTCCTTATATTCCTCTTCCACTTCATTTGATTCGTATAATAGTGACTTAGCGCCATTACCTAAATGTTTGTATAGACTTTCATAGTGAGCCTTAGCAACACCACCAAAAGCCATCTTTTTATCATGTGCTCCTAACGGATCTCTTCCTCTCGCACCGCTATCCTTACCATACTTATTAGCTTCTTTAGGACGACCAGCACCTTCAAATCCACCTTCCGGCGCACCACCATTATTATCTAACTCATGACCTGTTCTACCGGCAGCCATATCCGATGGAGTGCCTGTCGCTTCACCACTTTTAGCAGGATCGTTACCTTCTGCCTCTATTTGTGAACGCCTAAACTTAGTTTTATAGTCAAAAATAATCTGCTCATCATTTTTCTTAATATCTTCATCAGAAAAACTGAATATATTTTTGTAAATCCATTCGGAAGATACCAATCCATCTTGTAACATAGATGAAGCAAGAGATGTTTTACTACTCCATAATTCTACTTTCTCTTGTTCATATATCGTAGATGGATTTGTTAAACCTAAATCAAAATTTACCAGCTCTTGATCTCTAAATCCCTGTGCATATAGATGAACTACAGCAATCTTTGTTAATTCACTAACAACTATTCTCTGTATTCTTTCGATTGTTCTAGCAAACCTAACATCTTCAGCGGCTAATGTAGCTTTAGAACCTAATCCTTCCTCATATCCTAAGAAAGCCTTTGGCACCCTTAAAGATGCAAGTAATCTATTCTTTAGATATTCAATATCATCAACAGCCTCATAGGTTAAGCCAGCCATATTTTCAATATTAGTCCCACTATCTCCACCACGAACTGGCAAAAAGAAATCCTCTGTTAAGTTCTGTATATTGTATCTAAGGTTATAGTCACCTGTTTTTTCATCGATAACAGGAGCCTTCTTCATCTTATTTATTACCTGTTGCATGTAATTGTCAACTTCTGCTGGTGGGATGTTTCCAATGTCCAACTTAAATACTCTCTTTTCAGGAGCTCTCATAATCCTATGAATCAACATAGCATCTTCCATAAGAGTTAATTGTTTCCAAACCTTTCTTCCAGCTTCTAACATAGAACGACCATAAGGAACATAGTTAGAATCTGATAATAAACGAAAATGTGCAACTTCGTAGTTTTCAAGTGTTTGAGCTTCTTGCTTTTGCATTGAATGTCTTGCACTATCTCCCTGAGGAGTTAGCATAAACTGAACCATCTGTGGATTTTTTATATCATGCCCTTCCAATCTAGCCACATCATATGCAGATATCGGAGTCACATTTGTAACACCATACTTATCAGAAACCTCTAGCTGTAAAAAGAAATCTCCGTATTTGGTCATATTACGAATCCAAGGCCATAGATTAAATTCTATATTTAGAACATCGTAGAATAAGTTGTGCAATACATCGTAAACCTGAGCATTATCTGTTTTTATATCTAATACCTTACCATACTCATTTTTCATTGTTGATTCATCGGAGTAGATATCCAAAGCAGAAGCAACTATTGAATCAGAATCCATTGATTCATAGTCTTTGAATAATCCTAATCGTAATTGCTGAGCATATAATTGATCGCTGTAACCACCTTGCATCATATTTGAATATAATTTTTGATATCTATCAACCAAATTAGTTTGAGTATTTGATTGTAGTTGTCCTGTATCAACTATTTTTAGTTTTTTACCGCCGATATTTCTTACTATTGTATTAGTAGAAAATAATCGTTTTAGTCTTGAAAATATGTCTTTGTCAGCCATAATATTATCCTTATTTAATTAACCAATCTAAGTTTTCTTTTTCACCATTGGGTCCTATTTCCATTTCCCAACTATTAGTTTCAGTTGATGGTTTTGACGGCATCATCTGAGAAGAAACACCGCTTAAAGTTCTCCTCTGTAAATCTATTCCTTCATTTCTAAGTCTTAATGCTGTATCTCTAATCCAAAGGGTTAGAGCAAAGCTCATCACCAAGTCATCATTGTAGCCCTGCATAGCTTCTGCTTTATTGTTGTTATATATAAATACAAAAAGCTCTTCTATTAATCTGTAAGAACGAACAATTACTGTCTTTTCTCTAAAATATTCTTCTAACTTAGCAATAACCAATGGTCTAGTTTTAGATGTCATACTAAATCCAGCTACCATATTTCTATCTTGACTTCTGTATCGATTATTCATCTGATGTTCTGTGTCAACATATTTTAGATCTTTACTCATATAAAATAAATTCTCATAACCTCTATCAATACATTGTTGTAGTGTAGCCCAACCTATGTTATTATTCTCAACCACTAGTAAAGCATTGTTATATTCTGTTGCAGCGTTCACTAATAGGTTACCAAAATCTTTAGTTGATATCTTACCTTTATACTCTGCGACTTGTTCCATTGTTTCTACATCCATAATGTGAAATGCAGAATAATCAGAACCATCTCCTCTACTAACATCAGCGCATAGTATATAATCTTTTGTATAGTTTGCTGGCTGCCATACCCAAAAGTTACTATCTATTCCTCTTTTTTCCAATGGATCTTGCGCATGGACTTGTTTATATTCTTCCAATATAACACCATCAACAACAGTTTGTCCAGAAGTTAGAAAGTCACAATCACATTCTTGAGCAGCTAATGAAGGACCTAACAATCTATCTTGTTCAGCTCTCCACTCGTCATCTCTTTCGGGATGTAAATTCCAATGAAGTTTAATTGTATTCCAATCATTTGAACCATCTTCAGCACCAACCCAAGTCTTATGAAACCAATTACCAATACCATTTGGCGTAGAAAGTGCAATACATTGTCCACCAGTAGATAGTGTCTGTGAAGCAGCTGCCCATATCGGTTCAATCTTATCAATGAAAGCAGCCTCATCTAATATCAAAAGAGACAAAGCCTCAGAACGACCACTATCCTCACCGCTTGAAACAGCTTTTACTTGTGAACCATTACTATACCTCAAAGATAGTTTATTATCTTCCGTGCATTTTTGTTTCAACCAGCTTGGTAAATTAGCGTGCATCACTCTTACTTTTGTAACTAAGTTCTTAGCAGTATCCTGCTTAGTAGCAATCACCAATATGTTTTTATCTTGATGAAAAGTCATCATCCACAATGAATATCCAGCTGTTAATGTTGATAATCCTAATTGTCTAGCTTTTAGTATTACATTAAATCTATGTTCTTCAAAAGTATTTAGTGATTCTTCTTGAAATGGCCAAAGATGAAACGGCACTTTACCTTTAATCGGATGTTGGACAACACAATACTTTTTTAAAAAGTATATAGGGTCCTTAGCACACTTAACGTATTCTTTTTTTATGACATCTTTTAAAGGGGCTGGTTTCATTATATCTTTCCTATGATAAATCCTATTCCCATCCACAGATATTGATTTTCATACCATTTAGGTTCAAGAGCTTTTATTATTTTAACATTAGCTTCATCACGTGACTTTAACAATTTAATTTGTCTACTTTTAGCAGCAGATAAAACAGCTTCTATTTTAGCACCCTCTTCTATTTCTAGTATTAAATCTTCACTATCAGAAATAACAACTTTCTGAGACTCTATTAATGCATCAGCTTTACTTAACTTATCTTCCCATTGAGCATCACGAGCTTTTAACATTTCTAAAGCTTCATCGTAAGTAAATGTCTTTGGTATTTTACCATCTTTCTTTATGTCTTGCCCATCTACCATTGATAGAGCAAAATAGAATATTAAAAAATACTTTAATACTTTCATATTATCCATTCCTCTTCAAGACATATACAGTTCCTAAAGTAGCTGCTGAGCTAGAAACTTGTGCAATAGCTAACTCGTGAACTATTCCCACTGTTAAATCCTTTGCAACAAGAGTTCCACCATCTCTCAAAGTTATAGTCTGATCTAATTGTGCGCCACTACCACTTACTATCACACCATCCCATACACCACTTCCGCTTGAAAAATCTGCAAGACCTCCGTTTACTTTTCTAATACTTGTAAAGCGACCATTTGGCTCTGCCATTTTATTTCTCCCTATTTGTTAGCAAATTTCTTCAAAAAATCTTCAGCTGATTCAACCTCATCATTGTCGTAAGCTTCCTGCATTTTTTGAGTTTTCTTTTTGCTATTGGTTAATTTTCTTTTTAAATTTCCAATTTCCTTTTTAGAAACTTTCTTTTCTTTTTCTAATTTTTTAATTTCTTTTTCTACTTTTACTTCTTCTTTTTTATTTTCTTTAATAACCTTTTCAAGCTCTTTTATCTCTTTACTCTTAACAGCTTTAGCTGCAAAAAGACCACCGACAATACCAAAAAAGCCAAGCACTAATTTCCATATTTTCATTATGATTTCTCCAGTTTATTTAAAGTCTTTGTGTATTCTTCTAATGCCTCTTCAGCCATAGTATTCAATTGAGTCATATCACCGCCCCATTTTTCTTTTTGCAATTCCGGATGATTTACGCCAACATTGTTAAAAAATTCTGGAGCTTTCATATCTCTCCATTCTTCAATTGCCTGTATTTGATCTTTAAGAAAAGATATTTTGTTTTGTTTAATCTTTTCATTAGCCCATTCTTCGTATTCACCGCTTATTCTAAGTTTATTTTCAATTTGGAGTTGACAATTAAAACAATGCCCCATCATGCTCCAAAACTTATTATCTAATCTTTTCTTCATCACCTTATCACATTCAGGACAGAACATTGGCATCCTAGCTTCTTTCATCGCCTCTGAAAGCCTACTTACTTTGTCACCGCTCTTCTCTTTCTTTCCTTTATAACCAACCATTACTCTTTTTTCTGGCTCTCTACCGGCTAATAAGTCACCTAATGCTTTATTTTGTCTTTCTGTTTCTTTACTATACCCCATACTTACCTCGTAAACTTTAATATTCCTAATATCTGATTAACAGGTGCAAATGCGCCTGTGTATTTGTAAACCTTTCCTTTGAACACAAAAGTAATACCTTCGCTCGGAACGATAGCTTTAAATCCACCTAATGCTTGTAATCTATCTAATTGAGTTTTTAGTAACCCCATTTGTTTTGGATCTTTTGCATTCTTTATTTGTTTAATTGCTGTATTCAAATCCTTTTTCATTTTTTGAACAGCCTTATCAGGATTAGCAGCAATAAAATCTTTCATATTCTTTAACACTTCAGCGCCCAGCTCAAAGAAAAGAACTTCCCAATCTCTAATGTGTTTTTTCTGTAGCTTAGCATGATCCATTTTATCTGTTGATAGAACCCAATCTAAAAACTTTGGATAATCCTTTAAGTCTTTTTTAATCTGTGGAATCTTATATGATTTATCAAAGAAAGCCCACCTTTTCAAAAGACCAGCCATAACATTATTTGTTACATTAGGATTATCTGTTTGTTTTCCACCATTAAATATATACTCATACCAATATGCCTGATGATAATCTGATAATGTGTCTGTATCTTTTAAATCAAATTCTTTTTTTAATTTGTTTAACTTACCTAAAAAGTAACTTT